TCTTTTGTTTGCTTAAAAATATCTATTACACCTAAAATAGATATTGCTATAAATAATACTATTGTTATTATTCCTATTGTCATATTGATAGTTTTTATTTGTTACTGGTTTGCGATTTGAACGCAAAATAACAGAACCAAAATCTGTCGTGTTACCAATTACACCAACCAGCAATCATTGTTAAATTTCCTTAATATCCTCGTTACCTCCAGGTAATTGACTAGGATCTAAAATAGCTCTGCCAGCATCTGTTAATGGCCTAGCAAATATCCTTAATTTTTTACCAGTATTTGGGCATACAAATGTAACTCCGGCATCTTGATAAGCCTTAATTATTAATTCAATTGCACCGTGCTCATCTGGACTTGCTCCAATTACATGAATGTCATCATAGTCAAATTGCATACAAAAATCACATCCTTCTGTATATGCTTGTTTATCTTCTGGAATATTTGCTTTTTTCTTTGCCATATTTTATTGTTTTATTTCGTTTATGTCAACTATTTTTACCTCTTCGCCACTTATCAATGCATCTAATGTAGATTCAATCATATCTCTTTGATCTGGAGTTAATAACGCTACCTTTTCAATAATTGCGGGCACTGCAAAAACATCACTTGCTATTTCTGTTTTAATTCCAATCCTGACTTGTTCTGTTAAAAATGGATTAGATATTAAATCTCCAAATATCCAACCTATCTTATCGCTATATTTCTTAAATAATCTTGATCCTTGCGAATTAGGGTATTGCCTACAAAAATCCTCAAATTGTTCTTGAGCCATTTTTAAATTTTGAATGGCATTTATAATGTTAGCACCGTTATTAACTTCAGGATTCATATTACTTATTAAAGTTTAAATGTGTTTCTTCCAATTCTCTTAAAAACTCTCTTGCTCTTTCTACTTTCTGCTGGATGCGCAATATATCATCTTCATTTCTACCAACTTTAAACATAAGTACTCTTTCTTCTATTGAAATATCATCAAAAGACATGTTAAATTCAATCTTCATTGCCTCTTTTACATACTCTGGATTTTCTTCAGTGGCTACATCCATCTTTTTAAGCATGTAATACTTCTCTTGCTCTATGATACTTTCAGGAGTATTTACTAAACAATAAGCAATTACAGCACTTTTTGTATTTGTCAACCACATGTAAGATTGCATTTGCCAATAGTATAAACTATCTAACTTATCTGGTATATTGCCAATAAACGTCCAAAGATCATAACTTGATTTAATATCAATTATTCTGTCATTATCAATAATATCAGGAAAACCAGTAATAAAATCATTGGTAAATCTTTGGTCATTCTTACTAAATGGCATTTTTAAGTACATAGAAAGTAAATCAATTGAATCTTGCTCTACTTCTATACCCTTTTTCATTTGCTTGGTTTGTATGTCTTTTCTGCGACCATACTTTTCGGCTATATAAACATCTAATAAATGCTTTTGAGCCGTTTTAGATAACAATCCAGCTTCTTTATCAGCTTTTGATTGAGGTTCGGTCATTAAATAACCTACAGAGCTTGCTCTGATGTGTGTTTCATTCCATCTCATAGTTAAAGTGTTTTCATTTTATTATTGTAGTGCATTAGTAATTCCGGATTACTTTTACTCATCAATTCCCAGGCCTTTAGCTCTTCTTTTGTTTTACATGAGTCAATAAACTCTTTGGTTTTTTCAGCTAAAGTCTTTTTTGACTGAGTAGGAATTACTTCTTCAGTAAGTATGTCATCATAATTAACACCTAAATACTCAGCAAGTTCTTTTTGTCTAGCTACATTTTTATTGTGATATTCTTCTACCAGCTCTCTTGCGTGGTCAAGAGCTTTATTGGCTGACTCGCCTTCATTGAGGGCAAACTCAACGCCAATCTTTTCAGATGAATAGTTACCTAAATTAAATGTTCTAGTGTAGTTAACGGTTTGGATGTGCATATATGTTGGTTTATTTAATTCGTGATACAACGGTAACACCGTCCGCGTGTTTAATTTTAAACAGCTTATCTTTGTGTGCTTCTTTCTTTTTTAAATTTGATACCATAACCATAACTGATGTATATGGATTATCTAATCTAATATTTTCTCCTAATGTTAATTCAGCAACCTTACTTGAAACCGAATCTGGACTAATGTTTCTTGCCATTTTTTAAATTTTTTTGTAAAATTAATTTAATTAATTTAATTAAAAAAATAAATTTAATTAATTTTTGTATATTTGCATCTCATATAGCAAGTGTTAACGGTTTAATCACGCCCTTCGTTTCTACGAGGGGCTCTTTTTTTTATAAACCCCCGCATAGAAATGCAGGGGTATATTTACTATAAAAAACCGACAACCTACTTTATAAATTTCTTTTTAACTAAAATAAGTTTAGCCCTATATTCTAAGATCAAAGCTTTTAATTCTTCTCTTGTTGGCCTTGTTGGTTGTCTAGCTGTTTCTCTTAAATATTCTACCAAAGCTCCATTTTCTTCGTGTAGTTTATTTTCAAACTCTTCAATGTTTCCTGTTTTAAAATAATTACATTCCATACATTGTGGTTTACAATTTGACTCCATCCATCTTGTGCCCAAATTTGACCTGCCCATAAAATGTCCGCATTGTATTTCAGAAACAGTATGCTTATTTCCACAAGTATAACATTCTACTATTCCGATTTTATCGGCATGTTTATTTCTAATATACTGGCTAAATACGTGATCTAAATCCTGAACTAAATTATTAAAGCTTTCTGAATCATCTTCAAATTCATCCATCCTTTTTTGTGTTGATGCAATGGTGGCGCATTGCTTACACATCTTTTTTGAAAAATGGTAATCAATATTACCACAATTTATACAACGCTTTTTCTTAACTATTATTGTGCTATTTCTCATATTTTTTCAATTGCGTTTTTTACATTTGACCAATAAAAGATTTCTTCAGAATTATTTTTATATAATTCTATTTGATTTTGAGCATGCGATATAGCATCATTTTTTGCTTTTATTATTCTATTTTCAAAATCAGTTATTCTGTCTTTTAAAAAAAAGTTTAAGTATATTTTTATTGCTTTTGTTTGGTATGGCTCCATATTAAAATGCTATTATAACTCCTTCTTTCTTTTTATTTTTTGACACCCTATTAGCTAAAACAGTACATTTTTTACACTGATAATATCTTCCATATAATGCATCATGATCTCTAGCGAACTCACTTACTGGTTTTTCTATCTTGCAAGTTGCGCACTTCTTTGTTATCGTCATTTCTTGTTTCATTTAATTTATGTAGTTTATTGTTAATGAATCTAAATTTTCCAATGTATTCTCCTTTCTTTGTTACTTCAATTACCATGTCTAATCTCTTAGCCATATCGTATATTAATTCTCTATTCTGCATTAGCTATTTCAATAAATTTTTTAATACAAGCAAGTTCTGCTTCTTCATATGAATTATTGTTTTGTAATAATTGCGTTGTTAATCCATAATGTATAACTGCAATATTTGTTCTACCAATTGAATAAGTATATTCATACTTATCTCTAAAAAATCTAAATGCTTGTTGAAATAATGGAGGATAGGACATAATACACTCTTCATTAAAACCTAATTCTGCTAGAGCTTGCGCTTGTTCAGAAGGGATAAATTCTTTAATCATAATAATAATTTTAACAAAGATAATTAATTTAATTAAATAACAAAATAAATTTATGGAAAAATAAATTTTGTAATTAAAAATATTATTCTTTACTTTGTGCTTCAATCAAATTATTTATGGAAAAACAAAATGTAAAAGATTTAATTCTACTGCATCTTGAAGCAGAAGAAAGGCCACTGGCATGGCTTTCAAGAAAAACAGAAATACCATATCCAACACTTTATTCAATCTTTATCCAGAGGATTATGAACCTTTCTGATAAAAATTTAGAAAAGATAAATGAGGTAATGGGAACTGATTTTACTAACGATTAAGAATTTTAAAATGCCAAAAGATACATTCTATTTCTCACACGACTATAATGCTCGTAATGATGAGAAGATAAAAAGGCTAATAAGAAAACATGGCATGATTGGCTATGGTATATTTTGGTCTATTGTTGAAGATTTATATAATAATGCGAACGCATTGCGAACGGATTACGAAGGCATTGCGTATGATTTAAGGTCGGATTGCGATATTGTTGCATCCGTAGTAAATGACTTTGATTTATTCATTTTTAATGGTGATTTTTTTGGTAGTAATTCTGTTCAAGAAAGATTAGATCAAAGAAACAACAAAAGTGAAAGTGCAAGAAAATCAGCTAGTTATAGATGGGAAAATGCGAACGCATTGCAAACGCAATCCGAAGGCAATGCTAAAAAG